TACTAGAGCCTGTGGTATTATCCTTCAAAGTCTGCCTACCCAACCCTGAGTTATTAACACCCGTAGTGTTAGATTGTAAAGCACCTTCACCAAAGGCAGAATTCTCTGAACCTGTGGTGTTAGCTGCTAAAGCTGACTTACCTACTGCTGTATTATTGTCACCTGTAGTAATTGCAGTCCCCGATTCATCACCTACTACAGTGTTATTATTACCACCAGATACAATAGAGTTACCAGCATTAACGCCAGCCACAAAGTTGCTTGTTCCTAATGTGACAGAAGTAATACCAGCCGTAGCAATGTTACCTGTAAATGTTCCTCCAGCTTTAGGCATTGCATTAGTAGCTAGTACACCATCGGCTGCTACGTCCCTTCCGTCTATTGTAGAGTTAGTAGTAACTGCACCACTGAATGCTCCACCAGCTTTAGGCATTGCGTTAGTAGCCAATACTCCGTCTGCTGCTACATCTCTGCCGTCTATTGTGCTGTTTGTTGTAACTGCACCCGTGAATGCTCCACCAGCTTTAGGCATAGCGTTAGTAGCTAAGACACCATCAGCAGCAACATCACGACCATCTATAGTTGAGTTAGTAGTTACTGCTCCAGTTAACGCACCACCAGCTAAACCTAAGAAACGAGCATCTGCCTGTGTTTTATTATAATGATCTGATAAAGCAAATGTTCCAAATGATTGTATAAATACTATATCGTTTGCAGTAGCACCTATGTCTAATACTACTGTAGAACCATTAGTTGCTGTGTAATCCCCTGTGTCTAAACGTATTCCGTTAAGATATACTTGTAAATAACCAGCGTCATACGTAGCATTAAAGCTAGTCTGGTTTGATGAAGCTGTGTACTGTACTGAGTTTTGAGTCCCATTAACAGATGAACCAGCATTAATAAAACCAGATCCACTATAAACTTTCATAGTGTTAGATGAGGTATCAAACCATAAGTCACCTGTACTTGGATTACTAGGGGCTGATGATTGTGAAACGTACTGGCCTTGGAATGTAGTTAATGATGCAGCAGATGCCGTTGCTGAGTTACCACTAGCTGTTGCTGAGTTGGCTGAGGCAGTGGCTGAGTTGGCTGCTGCTGTAGCCTTTGTAGTTGCAAGTGTTGCTTTTGTACTTGCAGTAGAGGCAGAAGCAGCAGACTCATTAGCTTTGGTAGTTGAAGTAGATGCTGAATTACCAGAAGCAGTGGCACTGTTGGCTGATGCTGTGGCTGAGTTGGCTGAAGCCGTAGCTGAGTTGGCTGATGCAGTGGCACTGTTACCACTAGCAGTAGCACTGTTTGCTGAAGCAGTAGCTGAACTAGCCGCTTGACCTGCTTTAGTAGTTGATATGGCTGCTTGTGCAGCAGATGTATTCTTACTTGCTAACGATGCTGAAGCACTGTTACCTGACGCAGTGGCACTGTTACCTGACGCAGTGGCACTATTGGCTGATGCTGTAGCACTGTTGGCTGAAGCCGTAGCTGAAGTACCAGAACCAGATGCAGAGGAGGAGGCTGCGGTTGCACTATTAGCACTAGCTGTTGCTGAGTTAGCTGCCGCAACAGCTTTAAGTGTTACTTCTGTAATAGTAGCATCAGTGTTAGAGTCACCAGCACCACCGCTTCCTCTGTATAAGCTCATAGTCTATCCTTATTTGCTTTCTTTAAGTTTCTTGTTTCTTGCTGCTTGCCTAGTCCTAACCTTACCCTGAGTATTATTCCAATAAGTCTCAGCAGCAAGTTTCTCAGCAGCAAGTTTCTTATCAGCAGCTTTCTTGTCTGCTGCTTTCTTATCTGCTTTTTTCTTATCGGCTTTTTTCTTATCGGCTAATCTTTTTTCATACAGAGATTTCTTGTCAGCTATTTGCTTTGCTTTTGCCTTAGCATCTTTAGCATCTTTTTCTCGTTTAGCTTTCACTGCCATACGTTTATCATATGCTTCTTTCCTGACAGCAGCTTTCTTGTCAGCAGCTTCCTTAGCAGAAGCTAATCTTTTACGAGTAGCCTGAGTAGTTTTCATTTTATCAATAATGCCAGACAAAAACGAGGGCTTCTCTTTTGAGTAGACATCTGATTTTTCTTCTTGTGTTACTTTAGAAGCTTTCTTAAATTTGTCTTTGCCCTGAAGTTCAGCAATACGATTAGCATTTGCTTTACGATTAGCAGCCTGTTGTTCAGAAATTTTATCTGGAGTACTAGCAGCAAGATTAGCGGCTTGGATCTTTTTCTGATCTGCTTGCTTTTTAGCTACTACTGAAAGGTTCTCAAGTACTTTTGGATTAGTAGGCTTAAAAGTTTTCTTAGGAGTAACTGGCATAGTCTTGCTGCCTGAGTTATTAACTACTTTCTTAACTACTTTCTTAGGAGTAACTTTATTAACTACTTTCTTAGGAGTAACTTTCTTAACTACTTTCTTAGGAGTAACTGGCATAGTCTTGCTGCCTGAGTTATCAACTACTTTCTTAACTACTTTCTTAGGAGAAACCTTAGTAGCAACTTTAGTAGCAACTTTAGTAGCAGCCTTAGTTACAGTATTAGGATTACGATCCATAGTCAGCTTCTTTACTGCTGGCTTACGTACTTTCTTAGATGCATCATTCTGGCGAACTACACCTGTCTTACTTTTTACAGCCTTGCCGTCTTTAGTTCTAACAACAGTGCCTTTAGAATCTTTATTGAGTTGATTAATTTTGTATTGAATACGACCAGCAGCTTGTGACTTATTGCCATGTTTTTTCTGTGCTGATGCAAGTTGTGAATTTAATTCTTTAAGTGTTGCCATGATCTTCCCTTTAATAAAAGAAAGGGACTACCTAGATTATACTAAGTAGTCCCTAAGTGCTGGCTAAGAAGCCATGTTATTACGCAGGAAGCGCAACGGCTACAGCAGAAGTGCCACGTAAAGTAGCAGCGCCATAGATGCAGTCACTGGTAAATAGATCAGCCAACCACTCTTGCTTGTACTGAGTCTGTGAACGAACAGCCATCTGCTCTGCGTACACAAAGGCATCCTTGTGTAACAACATACCGATCTTGTTATTACCATCAACTGGGCAGTTGTTACTGATGTAAACATCTACACCATACAAGTTACCAATCTTACCATTAACGACAGTGTTACCACCAACGAAATCAGAAGAAGTGTAACGATCAATACCCATAATAGTATTACGAGCAGCAGGAGGAAGGATGATTGAACGTCCGTCCATTGGTACATCAGCATCATCTAACAATTGAATTAGGTTACGGAAACCAGCATCAGTGAAAGCTTGTGCAGTACCAGTGTAGTCAGTCAAAGCACCAGTAGCGGTTGTGATCTCTACGGCCTTAGCCCAGTTAGATCCGTTACCACCTTGAGTAGACTGGCCTAGCAAGAATAGATCGTCTTCAACCTTCTTACTTAGAGCATAACCAGCATCATCGGTATAGAACTTACGCATAGAAGCTAATGCTTGAATGTCAGTAATGTCCTCGATCATACGAGAGTATTCAAAGTGCTTGTTAATAGTAATAGTTACTCTGCCAGCCGTTTCATTCTGAATCGTAACCGCAGTGTTAGCAGCTTTAGCAGCTGCAGCACCACGAGTAGGAGTTGGGATATACAACGTATCGCCCTTCTTACCTGACATTGGCATCTTAGTTACTAGGTTTGCAATAATTAAATTCTTCTTATAGGCAGCGATGATTTCATCACTCCATAATTCTGGAATAAAATTAGCAGCAGTTGTGTTATCGGTTGTACCGCCTTGGGCGGGATATACTGAAGTAGTCATTATAATAATTCCTTAATAAAAGTTATCGTACCCTTCCTTCAGCGTAAGCTTGCGTTATTGCATCACTGTTAGCTAAGTATCGGTCAGGTTCATGTTGCATCATATGTAAAAGTTCAGACCGCTTAAAGAATTTCTTTTTAGATCCTTCACCCGAACCACGCGCCCCACCATTAGAGCCTGACTTCAAAGAGTTCTTACGCTCTATATCAGTACCAGCCTTGGCTTGGCCTATTAGTTCTA